GTTAAATTACCTTGACCAGCAAAAACCTCCAATATATCTCCATAGATAAAATTTTTAAATTCTTTAAGTTGATTTACTTTTTCTAAAGGATGGTGATGACTATTAGAATTAATTTTTTGTAAATGTCTTAAATTTTTATGTTTTAAACTTGTCATGGTACTCTTCATCTAATTCTGTAATTTTTTCTTTTGGTTTTTGTTTGATTGTTTCGTGGCTAATAAATTCTGGTAAAGTTACATACCAGATATTTTTCTCCCCTTCATGATAATCTTTTCTAGAGCAACCTAATAATCGTAAAGCATCCGAAGTGGTGTTAAATATTTTTGCTCCTTGTTTCTTGATAAATTTATCAAGTGTAATTTTTTTAAAGTAACAAACATTGTCTTTTGTATCGAGTACCACATATCCATCTTTTAATTTATCATAATTATCTTGTTCTATATGACTCTCAAAAAACTTTTTTAACATATTATATTTTTCTTCTTCTAAAGTATCTTCAAATTTATGGTGGTCATCTTCTATCGACCTCTCCACTATACCTTTCATCAGTAACTCAAATGGAGAAGGTCCTCTTTTACTTTTAGGTAAAGTCATCCAAAAAATTCTGTATCGTAATAATCTAGTTCTAAAACTTTTTTCATCTTTCATATCCTCTGGTGTGATTGTTACTCTTTGTTCTTGATAATCAAATTCGTACCAAATATTCTTTGTATCTCTAATAAAAGTAATATTAGTAAAGTCCTCTATCACTTCTGGTGTTGCTTCTCCTATACCTAATCTTCTTTGTTTACATAAATCTTTATTGCATAATGGCATAAGTTCAGGAGACTTAGGAGGACACCGAAAATCATAAGTTCCTTTATGAACACTTTTTGCTAATTGAGTTACTTCTGCTCTTGGTAGTGGATTATGAAAAATTTGTGTGTTCCTACTTTGAGCTATTTCTTCAATACTTTGAACAGAGTGTGTTGTATTTTTTTTCATCTCTAAAACTAAAACATTAAATAAATAATTGTTTCTATTTGTTCCTGTCCATCGTTCTTGTATAAGTTTTTGTACGCAAGGAGGATATTGTTTCCAGCTCTCTTCAGGTTCATACTCTTTTAGTTTTAATTTTAAAAACTCCTCTGGTAAAATTTTTTTATTATTAGCAAGTTCTATAAAAGCTTCTATTAGTAAAGGATTGTTATTATCGTCATAAGCAAACTCCATACTTCTATTCATATTTTGATAGGGTAAATTCATAGCTTTATTGCAAGGAAATATTTCTTGTGCCATAAAAAATTTCTCATTAATCTTACTAAGTTTTTCTGCTATTTTACTAACATCATACCATTCTGTTAAAAAAACAAAGATATGTAATCCTCCACTTTTACTTTTGATAGGCACTAGTGGTAATTTATAATCTCTAATAATATCTACATATTTTTTTTGATTGTAGTTTGTATAATTACTTGGGTCTACATCTATACAACCCCACTTACATTTACCTTCTCTTTCAGGTTTTACACCCACTCTTGTTTTTCCATTCAAGTGTTCTTTCCAATGTTTCGTGGATAGTGGTTCTTGTATTGTGAGGTATTTAACTATTTGTTTTCCTCTCTCATCAGTCTCCGAAGATATCGAAGACTTAATGAAAGAAGACAAGTTACCCTCAAACAACTTTGAGAGTTTATCAAACATTAGAATGGAGTATCGTCTGTTTGAATCTGTGTTTTTTGTTTACCTTGTTTAGGCTGTTCTGTAGGAACATCAATATCCTCTTCATACTGAACTGAACCTAATGGGTCTGCTCCTTTTAAACTATCATAATATTGTTTAGTAGCAGTTAGGATATGGTCATCTTTACCTTCGTCTAACCATTTATCAAACTCTATAACCCAACCAATCCAAGAACCTTTATCGTTCTTTTCAGGCACAGTAGATAGTGTGTAAACAGAACTAAAGGTAGGTGGTATAAAAGTTCCTAACTTATCAGTTTTAGTTTTGTTAGCTATAATAGAGTTCCAACTTTTTGATTTACCTTTTTGAGAAGATGCCATAGGTATCAAAACACACTCTAAAGGTTCATAAGTTTTAGAATCTAAAATATAGCAAAAATGATTACCAGTATCTTCTACATAGTTTCCGTTAGGCAACCAATCTCTGTTATCTCCATCTCTTTTAGATGCTTTATCTAAAATACTTTTATTCATATGAACTGTTGGTCTTGATACTCCATCTCTACTGCCTTTCCACTCATTAAAAGTGTTTATGTATTGACAAGGAACAACAGTAATTTTTTTACCATAATTTTTTCTAGTGGCTGCAACATAAATATCTCCAATCCTAGCATCTTCATCATAGGCAGAATTACCTTGTTGCACTTGAGGATTAGTAGATTGAAGTATTCTCATAATTGGTAACTTTTGGTCTTTTGCTTCTATGTTCTCCGTTCCCTGACCTGCATACTCCCTTAAACTAATTTTTTCAGTTGAAGGTAAATTTTCTTTTTTCTTAGTAACTTGATTCATTTTTAACTCCTTATTATTTTTGTTTTATTGAATTGATATATTGAAAACACATCATTTGGAACTGCTTCTCCTTTTTCTAAAATTAATTCTTTAAAAGTTGCAGTCAAAGTATTTGTGTTTACTTTTTCTTCTCGATTAACATTTAACCCTTTGGATTTTAAATCTTCAAAAATATCCGAAGCCATATTGTCTTCACTTTTTTTAAAGTTAATTGCTAATTGATTCTTAATGATATCTTCAAACCCATTCTCTCGTAACCAGTTAAAAGCTCGTTCTTGATTAGCTTTAGTTATGGATGCTTTAAGAAAAGGTTTCACTTGAACAGTAGCACCATCAATAGTTTTTATTTCGCTTACACCAACTTGGTGCAATAAATTAGGAATCACTTCTTGAGATATATTTCTTTCTTCTGATTGTAGTTCTTTTAATCTTTCTTCAGTTTTTTTTATTTCATCTTGAAGTGTCATTAATTTATTACATTCTGAAGTGATGTCAGCTAAATTATCGGTGCTTAACTCTGTTTTTAGCTTATCTGCTTCTTTTCGTAAGTCCATTAGACCTCCTTTCTAAAATACTTTTAAACGATTAATCAGGTTAAGTCAAACAAAAAAAATAATAGGGTCGTAGCATAATAAAAAATATCTTATCTTGGCACTTGACATCACAGATTTAATCACTATATTAATAGTATACAAAGGAGAAATTAAATGACTAAAAAAAATAATAGAAAAGAAATAATAAACAAGGTAGCTAATAGATTAATAGAGTTACTAAAGACTGAGGGTTCTAATTGGAAAAAAAGTGAAGTATGGAACTCTAGTGAATTTGGATTACCAGTAAATGCTAAAACCAAAAAGTCTTATTCTGGTTTTAATGTTTTCAACTTACTTATTGAAAGAGACATCAAGAAGTATGACAATAATGAGTGGGGGACATATAATATGTGGAAATCAATGGGGTATAATGTAAAGGCAAAAGAAAAAGCTACTTACATATTTTACAACGATAAGTTTACAGTAGAAGACGAAAAGAAACTTGATGAGAATGGCAACCCTAGAAAAAAACAAATATGGTATTTAAAACCTCACGCAGTTTTTAATGCAAATCAAGTTGAAGGGTATGAGATAAAAAAGTCTAAGTCTCCTAACAAAGCAAAAAATAATTCAGAAGCTAATAAATACATCGCAAACACAGAAGCAGTTATACAATATGGTGGTGATAGAGCTTATTATTCACCAAGCTCTGACTATATACAAATGCCAAATAAAAAAGATTTTCATAGCACAGAAAAATTTTATGGTACTTTGTTACACGAGCTGGTTCATTGGACTGGAAATAAAAATAGATTAGATAGAGATTTTTCTGGTCAGTTTGGTTCCGATGCTTATGCGATTGAAGAGTTAGTTGCAGAAACTGGTTCAGCAATATTGAGTGCCATATTAGGTATTTCTCAAACTGTAAGAGCTGACCACGCAAAGTATATTAATAGTTGGATAGAGCAGTTACAGAATAAACCAGAACAAGTAATTAAAGCTATTAATAAATCTTCAAGAGCAGTAGAATTTTTAGACAACTTACAAAACAAGGGGGAAAATAAGAAGGTGGCTTAATGCCACTTTCTTAAAGGTGATATTATGACTAACTATCCTACTAATCAAGAAATTTTAATGATGGATGATTTTGATAAATTAGACTTACTGAAAAAAACAGTTACAGAAAAAGAATACACTCAATTAGTGAAACAACATTATATACATACAGAATTTATTTATGAAGATTTGCAATTATGGATAGATACTTTTAAATCTATTAGAAATACTAAATTGTTGATGGATTATGACGAGTTAAATTACTTTAGCAACTTACCAGAAAAAATTACTATTTACAGAGGTGGTGTTAGTAAAAGAGGAATTAGTTGGACATTAGATAAAGATATAGCAGAATGGTTTGCAAATAGATTTAAAGCTATTAACAAAGGTGGACAATTATTTGAAAAAAAAGTTTATAAAGATAATTGCATAGCTTATTTTAATGATAGAGAAGAAGAAGAAATAATTTATTTAGGTGATGAGTGAGCCATCAATATAAAACACAACCTTATGAACATCAAAGAGAAGCTCTTCGTAAAGGTGCTACATCAAGATTGTATGGTTACTTCATGGAGCAAGGAACAGGAAAAACAAAAGTAGCAATAGACAACTCAGTATATTTATATAATGAAAACAAATTAAAATTAGTTTTTGTTGTGGCTCCTAATAGTGTTTACACTAATTGGGAAAAAGAAATTAAAATTCATTCTTCAGCAGATAACTATATTTACAAACATAAAATAGATAAAAAATTTTACTTTCAAAAAGATAAATTAAATTGGTATTTAATGAATGTAGAAGCATTTAGTCATAAATCTGGTTACAACAAAGCTCTTCAAATCATAGACAAATATGGTTTAGATATGATGATTGTAAATGATGAAAGCACTACGATAAAAAATAGAACTGCTACGAGAACAAAAAATTTAATAAAGTTAGCTAAAGGTGTTAGATACAAACGATTACTTACTGGAACACCAATAACTAAATCGCCACTAGATTTATGGAGTCAGTTTGCTTTTTTAGATGAAACATTATTAGGTTTTAAATCATACTACACTTTTAGAGCAAGATATTGTGTTATGGAAAGCAGAGCAGTTTCAGGCAATCGTAGAATAGAGTTTCCATTGTACTATGTTAACTTAGACCAGCTTCAAGATATTTTAGACCCTCACATATTTAGATGTTTGAAAAAAGATTGTTTAGATTTGCCTCCTCAAGTTTGGCAGAGAAGAAATGTTTTTTTATCTAATGAACAAAGAGCAACTTATGAGACTTTAAAAAAATTAGCAAGAGTAGTCATAGAAGATAAACAATCTTCTGTAAATAATAAACTTACAGAGCTGATAAAATTACAACAAGTATGTTCAGGTTTTATTTATTCTGATGATGGTAAATTAATAGAATTAGATAATGCAAAGTTAAAAGAACTGTTACAAGTTATTGATGAAGTTGAAGGTAAAATTATTATATGGTCAACCTTTAGACACTCTATACAAGTTATTGAAAAAACTTTGAAAAAACATTTTGGAGAAGATAGTGTTGTAACTTTATACGGAGAAACAAAAACAAAAGACAGACCAAAAATAGTAGATAATTTTAATAGTGTCCATGGTGCGAGGTTCTTAGTTAGCAATCCTATAGTAGGTGGATATGGTTTAACTTTAAATGCAGCAAATGTGCAAATTTTTTTTAATAATTCTTTTAACTTAGAGGTGAGATTACAAGCAGAAGCTAGAAATCACAGAAGTGGTCAAATGGCTGATAAAGTTACTTACATAGATTTAGTAGCTATAAAAACTATTGATGAATTTGTGTTGAAAGCCTTAAAAGACAAAATACAAATATCTGCAAAAACTTTTAAAGAACAAGTATTGACTTTTTTAGAGTGAGGTCTTCATTTCTTTTTTGCGTACAAATTATCAAAGGTATATTCTGGATTCATATAACTCTCATCTTCTTCAGCAGAAAACTCATATTGGCTTGGAATAAAATCAGGGGCTCCCTCTCCAGTTACCCATAGTGCAGGATTAGTTACTCTTACTCTATTATTAGGTTGTGCTACCATTTGACCTTTAAACTCACCACTAGTAATTGCAAGAATATGAGATTGTTTATGTTGAGCAACATCATCTCCAAGACTTGTCATTTCATCTCCGTTTGTGTAGTCGATTGTAAAATAATATTTAGCATTGTAAAACTCACCATCTATTTTTGTTATCCAAGGAGAGCTACTGGTTCTATCATATTTAATAATACTGAAGTACCGACTAGAACAGTCCCAAGGTTGACAAAAGTGATTAGGAACTCTGGAGGGAAAGTCATCAAGCATTGTATCTTCTACAAGTGCTTGAACAGGCATCCTAGCCCACATGGCACCTCCATGAGGACTCTCTAGTCGGTTGTCTTCATCTTCGCAACCAGTAAACACTACTTGAAAAGATAAAGACCTATCAGGAATACAAGTTACTGCGATTGCTAATGCGTGTACGAATTCTCCTTCGTATTTAGAGTGGTTATGTGTGAATTCTTTTCGTACCCAACATTTAAAGTAAGGTATGTTAGCAGTAAGGTAAGCCATATCTTATCTTAATGCTAAACGCACATAAGTCAAGCACTAAGCTTTAACTAATTTCATTCCTCTTTTTTTAGCCTCAGAACGAAGTTTTGCAACTGTAATTCCTCCACCAAGTTGCATTTTTTTCACACCACCTTTTGCATAACCTTTAGCCATCTTACCTTTCATAGCTCCCATAGGTCTAGCCATAGTTCCTTTTCTCATAGCACCACTAGCTATAGGTCTATCTGGCATCATTCTACCTACTCTGGCTTTCATCATTTTAGTGCCACCTTTTGCATAGCCTTTTGCCATTTTACCACCACGAGCCTTCATCATTTTAGTGCCACCTTTTGATGCCATTCTACCACCTTGAGCCTTCATCATTTTAGTGCCACCTTTTGCCATTTTTCGCATACCTTTAGTTTTCATTCTACCTACCATTTTGTACTCCTTTTTTATACATCTATTATACTATTTAATATCGTCTTCTTCAATCCAATTATCTCGTATTTTTTTATAGTCTAAATACAACTGTGTATCAGCATACCCCCTGCCTTCATTGAGACATATTAAAAAATACTTTGGTTCATATAATTTGCAGGATTCTTCATCGCCTTCCTCTGGTGGATGAGCCAGAACAAATTTAAATGTAATACCTATAGCTACTGCTAAAAAAATTATTACAGCTAAAGTAATAAAACCATATTTTAAATACTCTGCTATCTCTTGTTGTTGTTTAATTTTTTGTGCCTTGGCTTCTTTAATAGCTTGTTTTTTTGCATCTATTCTTCTTTTTCTTTCTTGGAGTATCTGGTCCCATGTCCCTGGACCAAACCTATAGTTTACAAGAGCCCTCATCTCTCCGATAGCCTCAGCTGCCAGTTTGGCATTAATTATCTCGTGAGCCACATTTTTAGTAGAATAATAATCGACATTTGCTTTGTCTCTTTCTTTAATAACTTCTTGTTGACCATTTAGAGCATTATCTATGTGTCCTATGATATCTCCAATATCTTTAGCAGTAGATATATTACTCTTAACAAAGTCTACACTTTTTTTTACAAGTTTAATTCCTGATAATACTGCAGCCCCAGCTGTTAAAGGGTCAACCATCTATATAGTTCCAAGGGTCTTTATTTTTATCAACAAAGGAGCCATATTTTTTTACAGTTATTGTTGGAACATACTTTTTTTGTGGTTTTATTTTTTGTTTACTTTGTAAAAATATAACAGCTCCACCTCTTTTAAAACTTTCAATACCCTCTAACAAAATATGTTTTCTAATTTTGTCAGTAATTTTAAATCCATAAGTGGGAATCATATTTCCCTCAGAGTTTTCCATAAGTTCACGATAAATTTCTACATCAGGGTCAATTTTTTTTAGATATTTTTCTGCATACTTATTTATCATTTCGTTATATAATTTCTTTTTGCCAAACCCTCCAATAACTTCACCAGTCTTGTCTATATCTGTAAATTCATCATAATATGCTTCTCTGTTCGTTTTATCACTTAGACTTCCTGCTTCATCTCTTTTTAATTCACTTATTTCTTCATCTGTTAAAAAATCTTTTAAATTTTTAGGAGTAACATTTTTCGTGTCTCCACCATCTCTAACAAAAAAATTAACTTTATTTTGTTGGAAAAAATAAGGTAAGTCTTCGTTTGCTATGTCATCAAGAATTTTTAAATCATTACTACCAACAGGTCTCGTTTCATTTGGTCGTATAGGTTGATTTATAAAAACACCCAAAACATCATTGTTTTCTTTATTTACTAAAAAATGCCTTACTGCATCTTGGTCAGTATGATAACCAAATTTTACATCTATCAACATTAAATCATCAAAAAAATCGTCTTGTGTCTTACCAGATGCGTAGTCCTCTAACCTACTAGCCATATCAGGATTAGCTCTTTGCATTTCTTCTATATCAAAAGGCAATACTATTTCGTTGCCATCTCTTCCAGCTACAGAAGAATATATTTTTTCGGTACTTGCATAATCTCCTTGCATTCTACGATTCATACGAGTTTGACCTTCAGGTATTACTTTCCGTATTTTAAATTTATCTTCTCTCATTAAAGTTTCAAAATCATCTCCATACATTTTTTTTAAAATTTTATCTAAATTATCAGTTGTGCCTTCGATAATTGTATCTTCACCAATAGTATAAAATTGAACATCTTCATCTTCAACTGCCTTTATAAAATCTTCATTAAATATACTTTGTTGTTCTAATCTAGCCTGAAATGTATTTTCAGTAGGTGCTTTTAAACCAGTAGCAGGTCTATTAGCTCTGATATCAAGAGGTATTTCAATAACCCCTAATTTTTCAGGGTCATCTTTTACTATTTCATTAAATCTTTGTATTGGTTTTTTTAATATCTCAGCTGGTACTCTATCCACACCAGTTAACCTAATAGCTTCTCCATAAGCTAGTGCGTGTGATTCTCCTGCAACATAGTGCATATGTGATTGGTTTTTATCAACAGCTTGTCCTAAACCAAATCGAAAGTTAAATTTATATCCATCATTTTTATTTGGTAAATCTCCATCCACTCTACTTAATGGATTAATTTTATTTTTTTTAAAAAATTTTAAAAGTTCTTCATTTTTTGGATGTTTAGTCATTGTTGTTCCTTGACCCTCAATCATCCTCGTAAAAACATAACCAGCATCTTCATCAAACTTAAATATTCTACCTTGTTTATCTAAAATACTAGTAGCTGGACTTGGCGAACCTGTACCCAACTCATCCTCTCCAATTATTTTTTTTATTTCAGCAATATCTTCTTTTGTAGGTGCAAAACCACCACCAAAATCTCTTTTTGCTACATTAACAGGGTCTTGTTGAAATTCTTCCACTAAAAAAATACTTCTACCCTTGCCTTGTGCTGAGGTTGGAGATATTAAAGAATGTCTTAAATGACCCACATTATTTTCTTGCCTAAAATGACCATCCTCTCTTTCAAATAATGATTTTTCTTGTGAAAGTTTACTGTATATATAGTAAGGGTCTTCTTCATAAGTACCCTGAGTTCCTAATTTAGAAGTATATCCTTCAAACATAGTTCTTCCAACTCTTTGAGCATAGTCTGCATCATCATCTGGCTCGTACTCTATTTCGCCTCTGTCGAAGGCATCTTGTGTTGCTGTTACCTCTGCTTCTCCATAACTATAAACTTCTCTATCCACAACTGACCCATCTGGTCTAGTTACAATAAAAGTATCATTATCAGCCATTTGCAGTATACGATAACCAGTATTTCTATCCGTATAAACCATTTCTGGATTGCCTCCATAAGTTCCTTCTGCTATGTTCTCAATAACATTGATTGCATTATCTCCAAAATATTTTTCAGTAATTTCTGTCTTGTCTAAGTCTTCTTTTTCTTTTGCTCTAATATCAGATATTGCATCAATATAATATTGATTTCTGCCTCTATCTTGTATTGCTTGTCTTTTAGAAGGGTCAAACATATCAATTTGTGCTATGGCTGATTCATAAGGGGGTATTTTTTCAATAATTTTTTCAGCTTTTTTTTCTAATTCAGTTATCTCTTTTCCTGTTAAAACTGCATTATTTGCAAATTGTTCAAAATTGCCTTTAGGCACACTAAAGTCTAATTCATTATCACTATCTCTTTGTAATACTTTAAAATATAATAGTTCATTTAACGGATTATCTGGAGAGTTTTCTGTTATAAACTCTTCTGCTGATTCTATTTGATAATCATAATCACCACTTTCTCCAAAGGGTATAGCTTCTCCTTCATCAAAATCTAAATTTACTACTAAATCATCAGAGGTTCCACTTGTGGTTCTTTTTTCGACTACAAACTCTGGTGTATTTTGACTCATATAATTTTTAATATCTGATAGACTTATAGAGCCTTGATTATTTTGCTCTGAATTTAAAAAGTCTTCTAATCCAGAGTGTTTTAACTCATCCTTTGAAAAATTACCTCTTTTTTTTAATGTTTGTAAAAATTGTTTACCAGTAGCTTTTTGTTGCAAAGTGTCAATGGCTTCATTTAATCTTGATTTAAAAATTGTTTTTCTTTTGTATTTATCACTTAATAAATCTTCTGTTGATAATTCACCTGTAAATTCTGTTGGTACATTGTCTATGTTTCCTAATTCCTCTAAATCCTCTGGTTTTTCAGCAATAATACTTTCAACATTTATAGTTGGTTCTGTGCCATCTCCATCTTTTCTTGGTGTATTCTGTATATCGTTGCCTGTAATTTTAGCAAAAAAAGTTTTACCCTTTGGACTTTTTAGAATAGCTAACCCAGCTTTTGTAAGACCTTTAAAAGCAACACCTCCTGCTAGTAAGATAGGAGCTAAAGGACCACCAATAACACTACTTAATATGATTGCATCTGCACCAGCTGATAAAGTTTCTAATCCTCCAATAGCTACATCCGTACCACCCTCTAATTTTTGACCCTCTTTAAATTTTGCAATACCCCCTGCTATAGTTTCTCCTGTACTTGGCAGAAATTTTTCTTGTGTTATAAAATCTGGAGCAAAACCAAACTGTCGTAATAAATCAACTCCTAGGGCGAACTCTGAAATACCTTGCGAAACAAAAGGTAGAGCAGTCTTCATATCTTTTTTAATTTTTTTAAGACCTTGAATTCTTCTTTGTTCTTGTTCTTGAGGACTTAGTTGTTTAAACTCATCTCGTCTAGCTTTTCTAGATGATAAACCTTGGGGTATGTTTGTTTGTTTTATATCTTCAGGTTGGAGAGCTGTAATGCCGACTTCATTTTGCATTTTTCCCCTCCATATGCCTATCTAGTTTATCTTCTAATCTTCGTAGATAATCTAAAATTTGATTTAATTCTGTTTTAAAATCATTTCTAGGCAAATAGTCTTCTCTAGTTTTGTTTAATAGTATTTGTAATCTTTTCACTTCTAAAAACATTTTGTTAAAAGCCCAACCAAAAGCTGTGCAAAGAACAGTTAACAAAATATTCCATAACATTATATTGTCCACTATGTTTTCCTATTAGCTATGAGTTGACCTAAATTATCTTGAGGAAATAAACCACCAAACTGTTCTCTATTAATAGAAGCTATACCTCCACCACTAGGAGGAGATACTGGAGCTGATGCAACCATTGCAGGTGTTCCTTGGTTCGTGGGTGGTGTGATATTTATATTGGGTCTTGTAGGTTGTATATTACCTATCTGTTGCTGTGGTGTTATTTTGGGTACATCTGCTTGAGCCATTGTTTGTGTCTCTTCTAATTCTTTTATTTCAGATGTTTCATCTTCATCTACTGGTTGTTCAAAAAGAAGTTGGTGTAAGTATACTTCTGTTGCATCAATTAAACTTGTATCTCCAGTTCTCTCAGCCTCTTTTCTCATATCATCTAATAATCGACCTGACCATGTTCCTAATAAATTAGGTTTTCTAAAAACTTCTTTTCCACCATCAATAATAGATTTCATAAAAGTTTCGCTAGTTAATAATTTACTCATTAAATATGGAGAGAAAGACATTGTAGCCAATCCTCCTCCACCCACTACACCAGCAGTAGTGCCTCCAATGGCAGCTCCAGTAGCTCCAACAAGACCACTAAATAAAGGATATACTAAGGCAAGTGTGCCTATAGAATTACCAGTTCTAGAAAAGTTTTCGTATTTTTGTCCACTTAAATAACTTTTTAATATGTCTGATAAATCATCTATATTTTTTCGTAAACCAGTATTTCCAAATATTTCATCTTTTGCAGATTTGGATATTTTACCCCAATTAGTAATAAATGTGCTTGGACTAAATCCCTCTTCTAATAAAGTGCCATCAGGATTTTTAACTCCTAGTCTAAACAGTATAGAAGAGGCTAATTCATTTTTATCTTCAGGTTTTAAATTTTTTACTATTTTTTTTATTTTTTCTCCACCACTAGATAGTGCTGAAGGTCCTATTGCTAAATTAAAAATTCTGTCAAATTTTTCACTATCTCCAAAATCTAATATATCAGTTAATGAACCTTTTAATTCACCTTTTGTTTCTCTAACATACTTACTTGCTTCTTCATATGCTTTTAATGCTTTTTTACTTCCTACTGCTTCAATACCAGACTTCATATCACTTTCAATCGCATCAATAGCTTTTTTAATAGATGTTCTAATAACTTCATTATTCATGCCTTCAGATTTTGTATTTCTTAACATACTCAACAATTCACTTCTTCTTTTATGTAAAGTAAGAATTGTTAACCCTTCTTTATTTTTTGATGCTTTTTGTAAATCTGACACAATGTTTAAAACTGGGGTAATAGCTGATTTGATACCTCCTTCAGCTAAATCATCTTTTAATTCATCTTGTACAATTTGTAAATTAGGTGTGTTAACTCTGTTAGGAAAAACTTCATCTAATTTACCATACAATCTATCTGTCTCTTTGCGAACTTTTTCAGCATAATCTTGAACACCTCCTAGTAGTCTTTTCCCAATAATATCTTTTTCTACATTTCCACTACCATATTTATTGCCTATTATTTTAACTGCATTACTTACTCCGTCATTAAATTCTTTTACTTTTTTTGTAAATGCACCTACTCCTAAAGGTGAATTAATCATAACTTTTTCTATGAACTGAACAGTAGGACTTTGTGTAGCTAAACCTATTGTTGGTATTTTTAATCCTAAACTTGCAGCTTTTTTAGTTAGCTCTTTTGCTTTTTCTTTTGATTGTTTTCCTATACCTAACAATAGTTGACCTATTTTTGGTGTAACTTTTCTACCTGCTTCAACTAAAGCATCCACAGACCTTATACCAGAAGCTTCAATACCTATGTTACTTAACATTTTAATAATTTGACTAGACATCTTTCCTCGACTAACCAACTCTTTACCAGCAGTTGTTATTAACATATCTACAGCTCTATCATATAACTGACCTCCTGCTTCAGAACCAAGAGCTATAGCTGTTGGTACAGTAAATATTTCCTCTGGGGTAAGTGCTTGAGGTCCTGCTTGTCCTAAAACAGTAACAGCAGTTCCAGCTAAAGTTCCACCAACATTTTCTGCTATAGTTCTACCAAAAGATGCTACATCTCCTAAACTTAAACCTTTTTCATTATATACCTTCTGCACTTCTTTTCCATCTACCATATCGGTATAAATAAAATTATCATTACCAATATCTAAATAATCGCCAATAGTAACTTTTTTTGTAATTTTTTTATTTGGGTCATTTGGGTCTTCTGTCTGTATATTAATTGTTTTTGATGTAGGTATAGCATCAGGATAGAATTGTTTAATAATAGCAAGTCTTTCTTCTGGTTTATCTCTGTTACCAACTTTAGCTCTTAAAGATGCTGATGCACCCATAGACAAATCAATCTTTGGTATAACGGTTGCAACATTTTCATCATTTTCTGGAGTACCTGGTGGAGCTATAGTTCCATCTTTTAATATTAGAATTGGACTAATTGCTAATCTGTTTTGTGATAATACTGTCATTAGTTTATACTAGCTCCTCCAGTTTCATTATCTGCCTCATTAGTCTTTATAGTTTTGTTATCTTTAAATATGCCCTTTTCCCATTGCTCTTCTAGAGTCATACCATTGATTTTAATGTCATTAACACTATCATAAATTTGAACTGGTTTATCACTTCTTATAAGTTTAATAATTGTTCCAAATTCTCTCTCCATAGCTAATAATTTTTGTTTGACTACTTCTTCTGAGTCTAGAGTTGTAGGAACATATAAATTTTGATATCTGTCAAATTCTTGTTTTGTTATGGCTGCACCTGACCTTTGTCTTAATAAAGTTTCTACTGCTCTTTGCATACTTCTTGCATAAGATACAGCACCTGATTTTAATACTTTAACTTTATTTGGTGTTAATAAAATATCTCTTTGTAATACACCATCTTTAAAGAGTTTTCTTCTCACATTAGCTAAGTCTTGAATAACTGAACTTGCAGAAGCTAAAGTTTTCTTTGCAGCATCAGGTAAGTTTACTCTTCTTGCTATTACAATATCACTACTTTTACCAGTTCTAAGAGCATCGTAGTCTATAGGTCTTTCTAATTTTGCTATAGCTGTTTCTGATTTTACTACATCATTTCCTAAATCAGCATAAAAATTTTCACCTAAATTGGCATAAGTCCATAATTGCTCAAAGACTTCATCTCCATATATATTTTTTAAATTTTTCACATAATCTAAGTCTCTTACTATTCTTTGTTCTTCAACACCACCAGGTAATTTAATTGTTACTCTTTTTGGTTTAGATTCAGCTTCAGCTAATAAGAATGCTTTAGCTATCTCATCTTGTCCAAATGAAAACCTTCTATTATTTTTTATATCATCGCTACCTTTTTGAAAAATATCTACCATAAAATTTATTGGTTTTAAAGATGAAGGTGGGTCAACATCTTTAATTTCCTTTAAAGCCTGTGCCCCATAAGTGTTATATAAATACAAAGAATCTTTTGGTAATAATGATACCTCTTGTCCTGCTTGGTATTTAGTTCCATCTTGTAATTCCACATCTTCTGTAAAACGAAATTTTTTAGGTTCAAACTTAGGTGTTGTTTTGTCTGCTGTAACCTCCGTAAAAGTATCTGGTGGGTACATCATCCTAGTTGCTGCATCTAAAGTAAATTCTCTACCCATGTCTGGTGTAAATACTTTTCCTTGTATTTCTACTGGACCAGCAGTCGGTTGTAATTTAACACTTTTAAGTCCAGTACCAATTTCTTTTCTTCTTTGCCCTTCTAGTTCTTTAATACGCAAGGCAACATTACCACTTGCAGCTAAGCCTTGTCCTGCAGTTGCTAAAGTGCTACTAAGTAAAGATTGTCCTCCAGGTGCTTTACCTTGCAACAAAGCAGAAGCCAAAGGCAATAATGTAAGAGCCACTCTTTCATCTCTACTAAATATAGGTTGTGATACTGACTCCATAGGTCTTGTTATCGTGGGAGGTACATTTTGATTATTAAGGTCTCTTGTGTCAGATTGTATTTCTTCTCCTTCTTCTCTGTTTTCAAAATCAAAAATATTTTTGTTATCAGTTGCCATATTAGTCTACTGCATTCATTGGTTTTAATAAATTGTAAGCTGCGTATGCACCAATCCCTGCACCTGCGGCTTGTGCCAAAGGATTAGCCCCAGGTCCTGTTGTTGCAGTTATTTGAGATGCTGTTGTTGGTAATGCTGTCATAATACCTTTTGCAAATTCTACTCTTTGAAATGGTTCTGCCTGTCTTGCAACTTCTGTAGCCCTTGCAGCCTCCAAGCCTTTTTGTGCTATGTCTCTTTGCAACTGTCCTGCTGATAGCTGTTGACTTATATCCTTTTGTGCCATTAACTGTTGTGCTTGTCCTAAAGTTCCAAAAGTACCTGCTTGATTTAGGAGTGCTTCTGTTTGAAATTGTCTTTGTGCTTGAGCTGAAGCTCTTGCTTGTTTAAAAGCATCTGCTTGAGCTGTGCCTATTAATCCTAATCGTAATCTCTCTTCTTCTGCTCTTTCTACTCCTTCTCTACCTCCACCAAAAGCTCCACTCTCTATTGCTTGTGCTGCTTGTTGGTTTCTTCTTTGTTCACTTTGTCTATTTATTTCATCTATTACATATCGTTGATAAGGGTTCATAAAAGAATCTATTAACCCTCCTTGTTGCGTAATATCTTGCATAGCCACCTGCCCTGCGGCTACTGTGCTACCAACTCCAGCTTGTACTGGTACTGCTCCTATGCCAGTTTGTGTTGCTCTTGTAAAAGCTTGTGATTCTAAAGGTGAAGGACCTGCTACCTGATATGCAGGTATTTCCATAGGTGTTCTTGCTAGTTCTATGGCTTGGTCATACAAAGCTAGTTTTCTAGCCTCAATTTCTGGAGCTTCTCTTGATATAGTTTCTTGTTTGCCTGTACCACTAGGAGCAGGTGCAGGTGCAGGAGATGAGCCACCACCACCAAAAAAACCTCGAAGTCCTGTTTTAGGATTTACTTTTCCTGCCCCACCCAACTCTTTTAAAAGTTTTGCTTCATAAGGATTTATATGAGCAAGTTCTGTATCTTCATATTCACCTTGGCTTGAGATATCGCAATATAGTGTTTCATATAGCCATATCTTAAATTTGTTTGGTAGTAGTTTAACTATCCATTTCATAAAAAATTCCTTTTTCTTCAAACTCTAAATTTTTTTTGTTTTTAATTATTTTAGACCAACCTTTTCTTCCTATAATTTCTAAACCTTTGCAACCATTAGTTATTGCTTGTTTTTTAAAAAAAGTTTCTATTTCTTTAATATATTTGATAACAGCTTCGCCACCACAAAATAAAATAGATAATACCTTTTTATTAGGGTAAATGGTTACTTGAGTTACAAATACACTTAACAAAATATCACCATAAATTACACCCCATAAACTCATTTGTTTTGATTTGATACAGTTAAATGTTGTCTCAAGTGTATGTCTTCCGTTACTTAACTCTATCGCCTCTTTTATTCTTACAGAAGCTTCATCCCAATAAATATCGACATCTAAAGGAATTATGTTCATCATTGTGTGATGTCATAAACCCTTTTTAATTGGTCTTGTTGTTTATAAAAAAACTTAGCTCCCATTCTACGCATCTCCTTAAAATCATCAGGATTTGCACCTTCCATTATTCCTGCACCTAATACTGCATCAGCTCTGCTAACAAATTCACCATCAGCTAATTGTGCTAACATTGTGTCTTCATCTTTGTCTCCGTTGCCACTACCATCTTCAACATACCCAGTAGCTCTCACATAATTATTAAAATCCTTTTCATCGTGGTCCGTTTTACTTGGTAAAAAATTCACACCACCTTCTCTAAATCTTTTTATCTCAGCTAACCCACCTTCTTTCGCAGTATACATAGGGTTTTGTTCAAAATCATACACACTTTGTTGAGCTGGGTCTGGTGCATAAGTTGCCCTTTGAGTAATACCTTGTAAATTTTGTGTTGCTTGGTCATAAGCTTGAGGGGCAACACCCTTAAAATCAGTTACAAATTGTTGTCCTGACATATCTACTGGTGCTGGTTTTGGGGCTCCCATTGCTGAAAATAAAGTTCCTGCTCCAACACCACCTCCTATAGCACCAGCAGTTCCTAATGCTTTCATATTTAACAGTCCACCTGCAGACTCTGTAGTTCCTAATAAAGCTTTACCTCCAAATGTACCACCTGCTAACCCATAAGCACTTAATGCACCTATCCCCCCAGATACTAACGCATCTCTATTACTTGCTCCACTTGCTTTTGCTAATAGAAAACTACCAACTCCAGCGGCTATGGGTATTAAAGGTGCAACCATAAATTTCTCCTAATATATATTATTAGGTTTATTTTACTATTTCTTAGACGAAGTATCAAGACTATGGGGTATCATTTCGTCAATTAAACGACCAGTAAACTGATAATCTCCTATGTGGGTGATGTATTCAGTAACAAGAGCATAACATTTACCCCCAATCTTGCTCCACAATCTTGAGAAAGCAAAGTCCTCTCCATAGTATCTTTTTTTCTCCTCATCGTAATAAGTATCAAAAAAGTTATACAGATTGGGTTTTAATTTTTTTTCTCCGTCTACTACTGTTTCTTGATTTATCTTCATATGACCATAATGTTGTATCATCTTGTCTATAACAGACCTTTTCATCATGAGACATCCAGTAGGAGTAAAAGATAATTCTATCATTTCATTTACAACTTCAATGTCGTTTTCTTCATCTTTTATTCTTACTGGAAACATATTGCCTCCAGTCGATGCTTGTAGTTCTGACATAGTAGGTATATCTTTGTGTTTAGCAAACAGTTTGTCCCATTGAATTATTTTCATAGGATATGGAATACTCAACAGTTCCACATTTTTTTCTAACATTTTCATTATGGATAATGGATTAAATAAAATATCACTATCTATAAATAATAAATGAGTGCAATCAGTATTCATAAAATCAGCTACACACAAATTCCTCCCTTGCGTAACTAAACTTGATTTCATAGTTTGTAAATAAAAATCAATTTTATGTTGTTGACATAGACTTTGTAATTTAATTACAGATTGCAAATAATGTATTGTTACATTGTTATGGACTGGTGTTGCAACAAACAGTTTAATTTTTTTAGTTTGCATATTTAAGACTTCACTATTACTTGCCATTTGAGATTCCTTTTAAAAATGTTGTCCACTCTAAAGACTTCTTTTCCCAACTATAAAATTTTTTTACAAAGTTTTGTTGCATTTGAAGATGCTCAAATACTTGTGGTTCGTGAATCGTTTCAACAGCTATTCTTATTGCGTGTGCAAAAGCAGTAGCTAAAGACCTATAATTATTATCGTAGGTAACATACACAGGAAACTCAGAGCAAGTTTCATACAATGCTCCATAATTAGTAACAATACAATACAATCCACCAGCCATAGCTTCGAGTGCTGAGTTGCAACTAGTCTCTTCCCAAATACTAGGGTAAGCAAACATATGATAGCGATACATATATTTCTGTATAAACGAGTGTTCTTTATATCCTATGTAATTAACATTAGGTAATTTTCTAGCTTGTTCATATAAAGCTTCATACTTTTCTTCGTGTAACTTTCCAAACTCCTCACCATAAATACGACAAGAACTATAAATGTCTACTTCAACATTTACATCTTGAATTTGTTGCATCGCACCTAACAACACATTTAATCCTCGCCAAGGAGTAATTTGAAATATCATTTTGACTTTTTCACCTTTGACGAAAGGTATTCTATGAGGAAAATTATTTACTCCATTTTTTATAATATGACATCTATCAGTAGGAACATCAAACATCATTCTAAACTTTTCATAATTCCAATGTGAATTAAACACATACCAATCATATTTATTGTGATTACTTTTATCTTGAAACCAAGGTGCTATATTAGGTTGGTCGTAACTATTTTTTTGCCATAGTATATTTATTTTATCTTTTGATAAAGGTACTTTACCAGGTATTGAAGTACAAATTTGAAATTTATTTAGTAAATCATCATCTACATAATGTTCTAAAAATCTATGTTGTATTTCTGTGCCACCTAAAGGTTTCATCTACCATACTCCAAAACTATCTCTTCATTTTTTTTTATTGTCTTCATAGTAAAAACATTGTAAACAATGTAATCATCCCAATCTTGTATAACCGATAAATAACAATTAGGTTTTTCAGAATGATTAATAAAACCTCCTAATGGAGTTCTAATTAAACCTATTATCATAGGGACTTTAATGTGTGTAGTTCCCAAATCCAAATTTTTTTTTAAATTATCATTTGCAAATATGCCATATCCTTCTATCTTACTTTTGTTTATATATAAATTTTCAGGTAATGGTTTATAATAAAACCGATTAAATTTTACTTTCATTTTTTTGTTTCACTCATCATAGCTAAAGCTTCTGGAGGAACTATGATTTTAGTATCTTCAGCGATATCTTCTTGTGTAGTGTCTGTGTTTGGGTCGTCTACATCTTTTTGTGCTTCTTCTTTCGATGCGTAAACTACATTTGTTTTTTTATTTCTATAACTTGTCTCTGAATCGCAATGTATTACTTTCATAGCACATATAATCGCATAAAAAACAAGACATATCAAGAAAAAATCTTAAACAAACCAAGCCACCATACTGTATCTAACTCCACTTTCAACTTTTTCAACAGAATGAGGATATAAAAAAGTGCTAGGAAAAACTAACAAATCACCTGTGTCTAGCTTATAATCTAAAACTTTGTGTTGTTTTTCATTGTCGTGAAAACATATCTTACCTCCTTCATAATCATTGTTTAAATTTATAATTATAGAAAGAGTTCTATTTAACAAAAAATGAGCATCTATGTGAGGTTGGTAAAAATGTCCTTTTCCATATTTTAACAAATTAATATCTTCTAGTTTCATTTGTTCATTCATAAAAGTAAATTTTGTAGCATAATGTTTTATGGCTTTAGAGCAAATCGTAAACAAATGATTTTTATATAGCTTGTCGTTATCGTTGTCATCTTTAAAAAAATAACTAAAGACATTTCTAGTTTTCGTGTCTACTACATCTTTTTCTTTTACCATTACTTTAGCTTTATCAACACATACAATATCTGCGTAATCAATAATATTTTTGCAGAAATTTTTAGGTATAATGTTTTTGTAATGGTATATAGCATCTAAAATGTGCATTAACCATTCTCTTGACTTCTATCTATTAAAGCATAAGAAATAATGCCTTGTATCTCATTAGCTGTTCCAGCAGTAAGTTTTAAAATGTCTCCCTCTTCTAACACTAATGTTTGAGATATTATTTGTCTGGTCGTGTTAGCTGAAAGAGATACATTATCTATTCTAAATGTTGCAGAGGCACTAGTATCGGTAACTTGTGTCGCTAGATTTACTGAGCCAGTAGAACCATTGTGAACTTGTATTTGTTTTACCAAACATCTACCACTAGAAGGACAGGTTAAGACAGAAGTTGTTCCTGTAGTTGTCAAACTAAAACCAGCATTTTTGTATTGTATAGTCAAGACAAAAACCAATTAAAAGAGTTTTGCTCATTCTTTATTTCTTGCTGATAACTAAAATTTAATTTTTGAATTATTTGAAATATAGCTAAATTTATAAGTCTTTGATTTTCTACATCATATTCTTGTTTTGGTTCTGGAATAAAAGTTACAATCTTTGCCATTTGTCTAACCTGTTTTATTTTTGCCAAACATTCTTCTTATACTGTCTTTGCCTTTTTTAGCTATCTGCACAACTTGGTTTTTACCCATAACTTTAGCTCTTTGCTCCATAACAGTCAATATTTGTATTTTTCGTGCATAAGGTTTGTTTATCTTTTTTACTTTAGCTACTGTTTGTCTAGCATCTTGTGGAGTAGCAAATTTAATTTTAACTGTATCTTTAGGGTTTTCATCAGTATATAATCTTCTACCACTTCCCTTTGGTTTTTTTCCAGTTCCTACTAATGGGTCTTTTTTTCTCATAACTATTTATCTTTTGTGTTAAAGCTTATCACTATTCTTTCATTTTTTGAAGTATGTTTTTCCACATAATGAGACACAAAACTTGGAAAAAGAATCATTGTGTTCTCTACAAATTTATTATCAAATATATGATTAAATCTGTTAGACACACTTTCTAACATACCTCCATACGGATGTAAAAACTTTGTACCATTATCACAACCTTTTACATATATTATACCACTATAAACAGAGTTGGGGTGAGTATGAATAATGTGGTGATTATTTTTTTTATAAGATTGCACCCAACTATTACCCAAATGTAAATCAAGTTTAGATAATACCTCTTCTATGTTGTTTTTTAAGTTTTTAAGAACTGGAAAGTCTAAAATATTATTTCTTGTGTATGATGTTAAAACTTCTTCAGACGCAGAAAAAGATTTTGTATTTTCTATTAAAATATAAATTTGGTCTTTTTCTTCTTTTGTGATATCAAGTTTATATTTGTAAAAGTAGTCGTTAAAAGGGTTAAACTTTTCGTGATTGTCTTTCAATTATTTTACCTAATAAATAAATTTGTCATCCTTAGTTTGTTTTTTATTTTTTTTCTTTTTTTTATCTTCTATCTTAATTATAGCTCTGTAAATTATATCAGGAGGTGATTGAAAATAACAGTATTCATTATGATAAAACACTTTAAATGACTTTTGTTTTTGTAATCCCCATCTAAATTCTTTAGAGTTTTCATTTATAAGCTTTACAAAAAAATCATAAGATTTAGGATTTTCGCTTTTCGTAAACTTCCATATTTTTGATGCGTTTAAAACCATAGCATAGGGGTTGGATGTATGGTCGCTTTTCCATACAACTCCTTTATCTATGCTTACAACACCTTTTATTTTCACTCACTATTCTCTCTCAGCTACTATGTTACAAGTTAATCTTAACCAAGGCTTACTATTTTCTGATGGAATATCCCCTCTATGATATTCATTGCTATTATAAGCAACTGCATTACCAGGTACAAACTCATATTTTTTGCCATCCACAAAAAAAGAACCTTGCCAAGTCGGAGACCATATTGGAGTTAGAAAAAATACAAAAGATACAGAGTCCTCAGTTTTATAATCTATATGTAACCAATGTTGATTGTTTTCTGTATATGTAATGTTAAACCACATACGATTTATTTTAATCGGTATTCCTATGTTATCTTTTTTTAATTTATCTTCCATTCTAAATAGTAACGATTTTCCCCAAATGTAAAAAGGATAAGACCTAATTTCATTATCTCTTTTAACTAGCAACATAGGAGAATGGTTAAATTTTTTATTATACACATCAGGAGCATTGTCCGTTATACCTGTAATAGACCATAAATTAGTTTCACATATTTGTTTATACATAAAAAAGAGTTCGTTAGAACTAATTACATTTTCAATTAGTCTAGGTTGCAATTTATCTTCTTCCGTCTATTTGAATATCAGCTTTGAAAGTTCCGTATCTCCAACTTTCACCTGTTGTAGTGTTTTCTATTTTTAAATTCACAGCTCTAGCTCTAGCCCTCGTATCTACTTTTGTTGTGCTAGAGGAGACAGTAAAAGGACCTAAACTACTACTAGCTTCGGTGCTTGACGGAAAATCTTTTAAATTAATCGTTATTCTTGCGTTTCCTGATAAAGCTCTAAAGTCTGGAATAAATCTACTTATTTTCATAAAAAATTCACCCGTACTAGTTACACCCCCTCCTGGAATATTAAGCTTTACTTCAAAATCTCCACTTTGAATACTTCCTACTATAGCTGATTGTGTTCCATCTGCTAAAACTTGGTTATTGCCTTTTTCGTGAGCATACAAAGTAGTGGCACCATTGGTGTTTGTTACTCCTTGTATTGTAGGAAAATTAGGTACTGCTGTTTGACTAAACTCCGTTGCATAAGGATTATCATAGATTGTTTTATCATAGTAAGTCGTTCTTGATAAAGAACCTATAGTCCAAACTTGCTCCTCATAATTTAAAGACACAACCCTATCTATTTGAGAGGAACCTGCTTTAGGATAAAACCAATTTATTTCATTAAACAAAGAATTATATCCTGCGTAAATAATATCTCCACTATTAAAGTTTAATCCTAAATCATCAGTATCTTGCGTGGTAAAAACAAAATCCTCCACAGAACAATTTACTTTTTTTACTGTTCCATCATAAACAAAAAAACCACCTGCTTGTCCCATCCAATAAACAATACCATTTACAGCTATGATTGCGTGTTGACCAATGAGACCACAGTTGCTACCAACTTGTTGAATACCAAAAGTAAAAGGAGGTCCTATAAAAGTCATAGAGTAAGCAGAGGTATTAGTTAGTATTAAAATGTAACTACCAACATTGACTGCACCCACTATTCTAGTTCCTGAATCTAATCTAAAAGTTCCAGCTGTATTCGTAGATGTAGGAGTGTAATCAGATTTATTTTCTTGGTCAGAAAATCTTATAAACATTTTGTCTTGAGACTGAGTGCCAATAGTGGTTTCTGTTCCAAAATGTATTAAATGTCTATCTCTATCTGAGACCATAGTCATAACACTCTGTATTGGATTAGTAGAAACAACAGTAGCCCTCGTAGATAAAGCATCTGTTGCTGAAGGAACCCATTCAAAAGTTTTATTGTTTCTAACTGTGGCTATTAATATTTCTCCAAAGTTGTCTAAAGACCAATTCCCAGGTTCTAAGTTTACCTCTGCTTCTCCAGAAGCTTCGCCCCAAGATATAAAAGATGTTGCATCCTCTACTGTTGCACCATCATCGTGAGAAGTTCTGGTAGAACCTGATACACTTCTTACTATACCTGTCAAATCATTACTAGATATACCACTATAAGATATTAATTCACCACCTACTAAAATAGTTCCTGAAGAACTAAAACCTGTTGTGCTTGTCAAAGTAATATCTGTTCCTGAACCTCCAGTTCCAAATGCGTTATCACCTAAAGCTCCATTTAAAGTAGTGCTTGTGATAGAAGATGTTTCTCCACCCCATAAACCAGTACCCCAACCATAACCAACTGTTTGAACTGCATCTCCAACCCTAAAATAAGGATTTACAGTTACAGACCCTGCGGCTGTCATGCCACTTCCTCCTTCACTAGCACTCATTGTTACTGTAAAATTATTTGCAGTTCTAGTTATTACTTCAAAAGTATTTGTAGTAAAATTTGCATCAGTAAAGTTAGTCGCACCTCCACCAGGTAAAGTTACACTAGTGAAAGTAAATAAATCTCCTATTTGAAGATTATGAGCATTTTTATTTACTGTAACTGTGGCACTTCCATTTGATGAAGTTAATGTGCAAGAAGTAATAGCAGTATCTAAAGGACTTATATCGTAAAATGCTCCTGCGTAATATAAAAAAAGACCTTTATGTGTGCCAACTACAATATATCTTTTTCCCTCTAAATCAGCCCAAATATGAGTATCTCTTCCTACACCTACTAAAGTGTTAACAGTAGTCTGTTCCCATCCTCCAATTTTTTCAGGATATCCATAACGAAATCTAACATTATCACAATCTATCCACCTACCCTCTGCTCCAGTAGGTGTAACTTGTTTATTTATTCCTGCTACTATTTTAACTTCTGATAAAGGCATAAAAATAGTATAATACTTGTAATATAATTAGTCTATGTTAGTTTTGATAAATGAAAATATCTGGTATAAATAATATTAAACAAATTCATTTATACACTACCACAATCACTTATCCTAGAACTGTAGAAATTTACAAAGGACATTATCCTGAAAAGCATATCTTACATAATTTAAAAATTAAAACAGATGAATTTTTAAAAACTAATTTAGATAAAAACCAAACTAATGTTTATGGAAAAAAAACTAATTTTTTTGCTTTTAGTAACGAAGAAAATTATATTTTATTTTTAAGGTATATGATAGACAAAGTAATTAATTCACCAGAGGGACACATTTTTAATCATTTTGATACTAAATTTGAAGTACAAGCTTGGGCTAATGTATTAGAAAAAGAAGATTATGTTCAAGACCATAATCATACTTGTTATCATAGTATATTGTATTTAAGTGAAGGAGCAGATTTAATTTTACCAGAGTTAGGTTTAAGTCTTACTCCTAAATGTGGCGATTGGTATTTGTTACCCCCTTATGTTACACATTACTGCAACAAATATAATAAAGAGCAAAAAAGATATAGCATAGTAAGTAACTTTGTAGAAAAAAACGATTGGGAACAATTAAAAGATAAAAAAATAATTACTTAATTAGTTTTAAAAAGTAACCATCCAGTAATTATATATTTACTATTTTTTAAAGGTGGATTGCCTCGATGAACATAAGGAAAATGAGCAGGAGCTACTATTACTCTACCAACTTTAGGATTTATTCTTTGTTCTTGATGCAAAAATTCAGTCTCACCAGCTGTGAAATTGTCATTTAAATATAGAATAAAAAATGCTATTCTTTTACACATTCTTTCTACTATATCGTGTTCTATATGCCACAAGTGATAACCTTCACCTGTTTTAGTCTCTTGTATTTTTAATGAGTCGTAATCAAAATCTCTGTTTCCATAATAATCTTGAATACCAGTCCTATTCATCCACATTTTTACACAGGTATATAAATTTACCATCATACCATTAAAATCTTTTTCCCATAAAGGTAAATTTTCCCAATTAAGTATTAAAGAAGTATCACTTTTTTTATTAACAGAAGCATTTTCAGTTATCCATCTATCGTGAGCTTGATTATACTTTTTTTTATTTTTGTAAAATAGTATTGCTTCTTCGCACATAACTTGTGGTATAAAACCATCAAAAATGCCTATACATTTTTCTAACTGAAAATTTTTTTGGTTCATTAATAAGATGAATAACTTGTGGGTCTAGCTCCTAATCTTGCTATTTTTTCATCTGATGTTTCACCATCTACATTGTCGGCATCCCAAGTTGCTTGAAGAGCAACTAAATGTTTTGCATCCCATTTATCTATAAACTGTGTAGTAAAATCACCTAAACCAGAATCATTCCAAGTTTTGTGTGGTGTTCCGTCTCTATATTCTACAGTATCGTTATAATCTAAATTATCTTTTACATACTGAATAGCCCATACATTTGAAAATTTTGATTGACCCCAAAAAGAATCATCATCAATAGTATAAGGTTGTGGTTGACCTGCACTATTTTTTACACCTTGGTTTATTATAATTTTATCTGCGAATATTACTGTCCAATTAGATGTGGTAGCCATAAATTCTCCTATGTTTTAATAATATATAGCACAGCTATATAAGGTTGTAAAACAGAAGTTGCAGTACCAGAAAAAGTAGCATTATGATTATGCCCTCCTCCACCACCTGCGTTACCAGTATTACCAGTAGACTGAAACCTTGACATTTGAGGAGGATTACCACTTCTAAAACCAGGGCTAGGACTTGCAGCCGCACCTGAATGAGAGTGAGATGCCATTTCTGACAAAGACAAAGTATGGTTAGCCACACTCAATGTTCCTGCACCAGCTACTGTATTAGCACCCATAGTAGATGCTAAAGATTTAGTTCCTGATTTTCCTACCACCACATTGTCTTGCAAGTCAGGTAATGTAAAAGTTGATGAACCATCACCTGCCCCATAAGTAGTGCCTACAACTGCAAATAAATCAGAGTAAGTGCTTCTAGATACATTAGCTCCGTTACACTCTAAAAAACCAGAAGGTACAGAAGAAGAAGTCCAAGGAACTATAACTCCAGTATTAATACCTTCAATGCCAGATAGGTTAGACCCATTAAAATTATATCTAGTTGCCTCATAGTTTGCCATAGTTTCTCCTATTTATCTTTATATGTCCATCCTGTTGTAGCATTCCCAGAAAATACTAAAGTAAAGGCAGCACCCTCTGTCGCTACAACTAAATCACCAGCTGAACCTAAAATATTACTACCATTTCTACCAACTGTTAAATTATTAGAATCAAAAGTTAATCTTTGGTCATTAAAAGTAACTTCATCTCCAGTTGAAGGAGATGCAGGTAGAGTTACTGTTACTGCACCACCATTAGTGTCTACAAATAATTGTGCCCCTGCTTGTACTGTCTCTGAAGCAGTTATCACTCTCCATTTTTTATATTCATTTGCTAATATAACATCTGTTCCATCTGAATACAATACATAACAATTACCTTCACATAATAACACACCACTTCCACTAGCAGTTTTAAAAGTAAGAGTATTTCCTGCGTGGTCAGTTCCATCTATGACATTAAAAACTTTTTCTATACTATCTGGTAATGTTACTGTTCGATTAGCTGCAAGTGTTCCAGTAAGTTTTAGAGTTGCGTTTCTTGCATTAGAAATCGTACCATCAGTCATAGCCAAAGTTACATCAGCACTAGCAACATCTATAGCTTCATATCCAGCTATGGCTTGTTGAACTAAATTTAAATTTGTATTGGTCTTTGTACCCCAAGTACCTGCGTTCTCGCCAGTAGCCATAAGTTCAATTTTTAAATCACTTGAAAATGTAGATGCCATATATTTATCCTATGCTGCCGTTTCTATTTGAGTCCAAGTTACAGTAGTTCCTGTATCTATTTCTGACCATACTATTAGTATAGGTGTGCCAACAGAAGCAGTCAACACCACTCCTGTAGGAACCACTAATCCATCTATTGATATAGTTTCTGAAACTGAGCCAACTGCTGTTGTACTAGATATTCCAGTAACACTATAAATAGATATTGGGGTTATGGAACCAACAGCACTAGTTGATGAAACACCACTTACTGTAATAGTGGCAGTTCCAGTTATACTTGGTGTCCCTACTGCACTTGTTGATGAAACACCTGTAACATCAACTGGTGTTTTTAGACCTGCTATGCTAGTGCCTACTGCACTAGTTGATGAAACACCACTTACTGATTCTGTTGTAGTTTGTACTAATGTAAAAGTTCCTAAAGCAGTTGAACTTGAAACTCCACTAACAGAAACATTAGCATCAGCTACGATAGTTCTTCCACCAACTGCCGATGTAGAAGATACTCCACTAACACTTACATCTGCATTAGCTTGTACTGTGATTGAACCTATTGCTGAAGTTGATGAAACTCCAGAGACGGCTGCGGAGTAAGCAACATCCCAAGCTCTACCTCCCCAAACACCTCGACCCCAACCGATGCCAGTTAAAAAATCTTCATCTATAGTAACAGAGCCAACTGAAGAAGAAGAGCTAACCCCAGAGGGAGTTTCTATTCTTCCTAAGCCAATACTATTAGACCCTACTGCTGAAGTTACAGATAAACTTGATACAGTAAATGGGTCAACAGCAATACCTGCAGAAATAGAGCCAACTGAACTTGTGCTAGATACACCAGATACAGTAATAGTACAAGTGCCAGTTTCAGTAGTTGACCCAGTAGAGCCAGTAGCAGAAACACCAGTCGCTGTTTGGTTTACATCAGACTGCTGATTCCACGCATTTTGTCCCCAAGTGGCTTCACCCCAAGCATTAGCCATTTTTTATTTATGCAATTCTTAAAATTGCACTAGAAGCATTAGCAGTAGGAAATTGTATTGTAAAAGTTCCAGAGGTAGCTGTTTTATCTCCACCAAAATCTAATACTGCTACAGCTGGGTCTCCAGAGGCAGTATCGTTGTAAATTAAAGCACCTCTTGCTGTTAAAGTAACTCCCACAAAAGATAAATCTGCAAAGTCTACTACAGCAGTATCACTATCTAAAGTAGGTGTTACTGTAACTAAAGCTTTACCACCACTTGAATAACCAGAAGGTGAGGTTACTTGATTATCTGAAGTAAACGATGTTGTTGATTTTCCTAAAGTAGCACTAGAAGTATACATAGATAACTTAAAACTATTACCCCCAGGATTAGTAAAATTATGAGTACCTGTCATAACATCTCTCTTAAAAACATTACATACTGCACTTGTTGTTATTGCCATATTTTTCTCCTTTTTTAATTTAAGGTGAAGGAGAAGCTACTTGTACTCTAGGAACACCATCATCATACTCAGCTCTTCTTCTTCGACCCATTTGTTGCAACGCAAAGTCTTGTATCTCTTCATTATACTTACCTTTATACAAGTTGTATATATCAAGAGGTCCTTTTAAATAACTAAAACATTCTGTTAACACTCCATGTAATAACAAAGCCTCTTGATGCTGAGACAAAAAAGTAGTAGTAGAAGAGTCAAAATGAGGTGGGTCTTTAATATAATTTAATTGAATTGTATATGCTTGGTCTGGCACAGGAGCAAACAAAATGTTTTTATCATCCCAATTAGCATAATACTTTGGTTGACCTGTGCTATCACTTGGATTAAATTCAGCTATAAAAGAGGTGTCTCTTTTTTCTAAAAAATCTCTTGTACTACTACTTATAATTTGCACAGAACGAATTATCATTAAATCGTCTGGAGTGTTTATAAACCTTTGGCTTGATACTGTTGTGGCAGTTACATATTTTCTAATATCGTCATAATCTATTTTACCAGCTATATCTAACTCTATGTTTCTAATAAATTGGTCTAATAATGTATCAGATAGCACATTAGAAGATACTTCTGTATAACTTCTTACTTGTGTTAAAAAATTTGTATATGTAATACTCACGATATCACTATTGTAAAATCTGTACCTACTGATGTTGATACTTCAAAAGAGGTTAATTTAGTTCCTAATATATCGTTGCTTTGTGCGACTGTCATACTAGTGCCTCCTATTCCAGAGTCGCCAGTTTCAGCAAAAAACCCACTTGTTATAAATAATAAAAATTCTTTTTCGTTCTCAGGTGGTCGAGGTCTAGCATTTGCTAAAGCTATGGCATCAGCTTTAATGTGTTTTCTTCTTATTTGTGGATGCTTTGCTTCAAATTCTGATTTGTGAACGAAAGAACCATTCCATTCTTTTACCATTTCATTATATGGAAAAGCCATTCCTGACCTATCTGATATTGCTTTAGCATATTTACCTCTTGCGTAAGCCATTATGCACCTTGTGGAAAGTAAGACTGAGGTGAAATATATACTGAAGTTCTTTGACCATCCTCTGTTAATGCTCTTTGTAATTCATCTTCATAAATCATTTTATTTTGTGATACAAGGTTTGGGTTTTTTTTCATAGCTAAGTAATAAGCCAATCCTGCAACCATACAAGGAATGAAACGAAACACAACATCTCCTTGATTAGTATAAGCTCCAGCATCTTCAATTCTTTTTAAATAATAATACTTAACATAAGTATATGTAGTTGCATCAGGAGTTTGATAAAGTGTTATTGTTGGTGTAGTTTGTCTGTCAACATAATATTGACTAGGTTGTCCTCTAGACCCTTTGTTTGGTAGGGCTGCAAATTCACTTCTAGATATTTTAGTTAAAGACACATCATTAGTTGAAGTAGTTGTACTTGTTGTAGTTGATATGTAAGCTTCTAATATATCGTTTGCGTTTGTAGGAGCAGTATAAGTAGCTGTACCAGCTGTTAGTAATTGTTCTTTTAATTCTACTTTCCATAGGTGAACCCCTCTGTTGCCCCATTCACTAAAAAGTATATTTAAACTTCTTCTTGCAGACTTTAAATCGTAACCTGAATTAGTGCGAACACCACATCTTTCATAAGCCTCTTGTATGATATCATCTATATCTAAATCAAATGTTGTTGTTCCAGAAGTAGCCATAGTTCACCCTACATAACACCTTTGAATTTTATTCCTTTAATAGCTTGTCCACCTCCACGAACTATTCCTCCTTCTACTTTTTTATTTTCAGCCATAGCTTTTTGTATGGCTTCTCCTCTTGCTCTTTCATATTTACTAAACATACCATCACCATCTAAATCAGCTTTTGGTGACAAATTCATTCCTCCTTCACTTAAAGCTCTTCTAGGTTTCTTGACATTTCTTCTAATTGGTTCTTTACCATAATAAGAAGGAACACCTTTAAATTTTAACTCTTTGTCAGTTACTGCACCTTTTGTAGTTTTTTTCTTTTTAGGAAAAACAGTTGGAGAAGGTGAACCTTTAGGTCTATCACCAGGTAGTTTGACTTTTGATTTATTTTTATTTTTTAAAATAGTCGGTGCTCCTGCACCTATCAATCCAGCTTTTACACCCATCATCATAGCACCGTCTTTTAAACCCTTAGCTTTAATTTTTTTTATACCCTCTGTAACTCCACCTTCTTTTTTACCAATTAATTCTTTTAATTTTTTCATAGAAGTGTTTTTGTTTACTTTGTCCTTACCAAATTTACTTTGTAATCTTTTAATAAGGTCTCCTTTTTTAAAATCTTTAAATTCTTGTCCTAATATTTTTGTAGTCATTATATCACTCCTTTATAATAATCTGCTAGTCCTCCTTGAACTGCAAAAGTTTTCACATTTGTTGGTTTACCACCAACTCCTTGAGCTTTAGCTCTTTTTCTACTTACTGCACTTTTTCTCTGACCTTCTGTCATTCTTCTAGCTTTTGCTAAAGGAACACATTTAGGATATTTTCTTTTCGCATCTGCTTTTTGTTTACT